GTGATGAGCTTCGGCGTTCCGACCCCGACGCGCTGACCGCGCCGCGCCACCTGACCCCACCGATTCCCGCACAGGACCCCAACCATGACCGCACTCGCAGCCCGCCGCGCCGTGAAGGAATTCACGGCTTCTACCATCGAGCTCCCCGGTACCGCCGAAACCATCTACGAGGGCGGGCGCTGCTCGTGGGACACCACGACGGGCAAGGTCTGCAAGGACAAGACGGCCACGGAAGGCACGCTCATCCCGATCGGCCGCTTCTACGGCAACCAGCCCGCCGGCACTGACGCCGCGGGCACCACGATCGCGAGCGGCGGCACCGTGCTCGTGAAGCTCGACCGCGAGCTCCGCGCGATGTGGATGGTGAACTCTGGCACCGTCCCCGTCGTCGCCGCGGACCGCGGAAATTACTGCTACATCGAGGACGATCAGACCGTGCGCGGCGACGATGGTTACACCACGCATGCCGTTGCCGGCCGCGTGTGGGCCGTCGATTCCACGAAGGGCGTGCTGGTCGAGTTCCTCGCACCGCGCCCGGTAGCTCCCTGATCCTGGCCGCTCCCCAACCTGACACGACCGCACCGAAAGCCCCCAACCAATGAGCGCGCTAACCCCCGCCTTCGTGATGGATCTTGAAAAGAACATGCGTGTGATCTCCGCGCAGGAGTATCAGCGCCTACTCGGGTCCCTGTGGTATAGCCGCGTCGCGAAGACGATGCCGTCCGGCGCGAAGAGCGAGCGCGTGACCTGGCTGCTGGATACGGCCACCATCGAGTACACCGACCGGCTCGGCGGGGGCGTCACGTTCGACGACATCCTGAGCCGCACCACGGAGTTCGAGAACCGCGCTGCGACCAAGGGGCTGAAGCTGAACCGCTTCCAGCTCGAGGACCACGACGGCAACGGCATCGCGCTCGCCGAGCACTGGAGCCGGCAGATCGGGGCCTACTCGGCGTACTGGCCGCAGAAGCAGATCGCAGCGGCGATCCGCAACGGCGGCGAAGCCACCAGCACCACGTACGACGGCCGCCCGTTCTTCGACACCGCGCATCCGGTGAACCCGTTCGACAGCTCGCTCGGCACGTTCCGGAACGACTTCACGAGCACGAGCTCGGGCGTCTACCCTGGCGCGGTGCGCATCGACACGGGCGTGACGGTCGACGTCGCGCTCGACAATCTCCAGAAGGCGAAGGCCTACATCCAGTCGCTCAAGATGCCGAACGGCGAGGACCCTCGCGGGCTCCGCGTCGCCGGCCTCATCGTGCCGCCCGCGCTCGCCGCGCGAGCCGTGCAGCTGACGCAGGCGAAGTTCATCGCACAGGATGCGGGCTCGGGCGGCGGTGGCGCCGACGTCGAGGCCGTGATCGCGAACATGGGCTACGGTCAGCTGATCGTCGCGGACGAGCTTTCGAGCGCGTTCACGAACGGCAGCGACACCACGTTTTACATCGTGGCAGAGCAGCTCGCGGGCGACCAGCTCGGCGCTCTCGTGTACGTGAACCGCGAGCCGTTCTCCGTCGTCTACAACGGGGAGATGACCTCCGCGGAGCTCTCGCGCATGAACGAGATGCAGTGGATCGTCAGGGGCCGAAACGTGGTGGGCTACGGCCATCCGTACCTGCTGTTCCGCTGCAAGGCCTCCTGATAGGTAGGCGGCGATGGCTGCCTATCTGACCGTCGCCGAGCTCAAGGGCGCCACGCTGGCGCCCGCGAGCTACGTCGATGCCATCGAGGCCGAGGAGCCGGGCTGGACGCTCGGGCGGCTCACGACGTGGAGCGCCTGGATCGACGCCAGGCTGCGCAAGCGCTACGCCGCGCCGTTCGCGACGCCCTACCCCGTGACCGTGACGGGCTGGCTCGCGGCGATCGTCACCTGGGAAATCTACCTGAAGCGGGGCGTTAACGCGCTCGACCAGCAGGCCACCGATATCCGGGAGCTCGCGACGGCCGCAAAAGCCGAGGTGCTCGAGGCCGCCAACGCCGTGGGGGGATTGTTCGATCTCCCGCTTCGCGCGAACACCACGGCCACGGGCATCGCGCTCGGCGAGCCGCTCGGCTATTCCGAGGCCAGCCCGTACACGTGGACGAGCGAGCAACGCGACGCCGCGATTGCGGCCGGGGAGCTGTGAGCCATGGCCGGCGCGGGGATGTTTCCCGAGCTGGACGCGGCGCTTGCGAAGGTGCGGGCGCTGCCCAATCTCGTGCGCGACGTGGTACCCGCTGCGGCCGAGGCGCTCGACGCTGAGCTCCGCGCCAACATCGCGGCCGGGCGCGGCCCCGATGGCGAAGCCTGGCAGCTCACGCAAGCAGGCAAGCAACCACTACAGCACGCCGGCAAGGCGCTCACGGTGCTGCCCTCGGGCGGCGTCGTGGTGGCGCGCGTGACGGGCCCTGAAGCCTTGCACCACCTGGGCGGCGCGCGGGGCGGCATTGCGCGGCGTATCCTGCCCTCGCGTGGCGTGCCGGCGGGCGTGCAACGTGCGCTCCAGGCTGTCGTGCTGCGCTTGCTCGGGAGTTCCTAATGGCCGTGGTATTTGCCTGGGAGCACTTGCGCACCGCGGTGATTGCCGCGCTGGTCGCGGATGGTACGTTCGCAAATTCTACCGTCGCGACGGCCGCCAATCCGCTCGGCTGGCGTGAGCCGCCGCGCCAGCTCGTGGGCACGTCACGAATCGTGTGGGTACCTGGAGATCCAGGCGGCAATCTCGGGGAGGTTGTCGGGCCGCGCTTCCCCGGGCCGCGTGCGGCGCTTGGCGACGGCAACGGCCCCGCGCGAAATCTGCTGGGCCTGCGCGAGCTGTTCACGATCGACATCGTGGGGGCGAACGCCACGGCCGGCAGCATGAGCAACGAGGCCGCGCAATACCACGCGACGCGGGCGCTCTACGATGCGTGGATGCGCGCGATGTATCTGAGCGGCTTCGGAAACCTGGAGTTCAGATCGGCGCGCTGGCTCGTGGATCGCGCAGAGGGGCGCTACGGCGCCACCATCCAAGTCGTCTGCGCTATGCTGGCCGTGATTCCCGACACGATCATGGGCCAAGCGCCCGTGGACACTGACGCGAGCATCACGACGACGCTCCTCAATCGCTCCGAAGTCCAGCTCATCGAGGCCCCCACATGACGATCCCCGCCGTGACACTGACTGAGCGCGACGGCGCGATCGGCACGCTCCCGAGCGGGAGCAAGATCGTGGCCTACATCGGGGTTTCGAGTTCGGGCACCACGGCCACGCCAGTGGCGTACGCGCGGCGTCAGGACCTAGAAACGGCGCTCACGTCGGGCCCGCTCCTCGAAGCCGCGGCGTATCACGTCACGTCCACCCGGCAGCCGGCCCTCGTCGTGCGCACGGGCCAGACCACGGCCAGCACGTCCAGCGCGCTCACTACGAGCGGCGGCGGGACTAGCGTCGTCACGCTGAGCACCGCGACCGCGGATGACGATTACGAGGTGGTGTGGCTCTGCACGGTGGGCGGCACGATCGGCGTCACCGGCATCTACTACAAGCTCAGTTTCGACGGTGGCCGCACGTTCGGCGCTGCCGCAAACCTCGGCACGGCGACGTCGCTCACGCTCGCCAACGGCAACGTGATGGCATTCGCGGCCGGCACCATTAGCACGGGCCGGCAAATCAGCTGGCGCACGTATGCGCCGGCCGCCAATAGCTCGGAGGTGGTCGCCGCACTGGAGGCGCTCCGGCTCTCCACGCAGCCGTGGGATGTCGTGGTGTGCACGTCGCCCATCGACGGCACGATCTACGATGCGGTTGCCACGCAAATGGCACTGATGCCCACCAAGACTTTCCTGGGTACGTTTCGTATGCCCACGATCGGAGAGTCCGACGCAACGTACATGACCGCGTTTGGCACCGCGTTCGACTCGCGGGCGAACACATTCATGGGCGTGGCGTTCGGCGCGTGCAAGCTGAGCTCCGCGATCTCCGGCCGGAAGTACAAGCGGCCGGCGCTTTTCGCCGCGGCTCCGCGCATCACGACGCTCTCCGAGGAGCAAGACGCGGCGTGGACGGACCTCGGTGCGCTGCCGGGATGCTCGGTGCGCGACGACAACGGCAACACCGACGAG